TTGTGACCGCCATTTTATCTCCTCTCATTTACAACCCCAGTTTAGCATAGATTGGCAAGAAGGTACAATTAGGCTTAATTCGTGTCCCCGTGTCCCCGTGACCCCTGTTCAAAGGGTCTAAATTGCGCTTGTTCCGTATTCTTGCCGTCTGCTCGCTGGTCTTTTGGTGGACTCTCCTGCCCATTGATTCAGCATCGGCTGAGCAAACTGGAGTCGTTTCTGTCACCTGCTCGAACGGCACTTTTAATACAGGATGGGATAATTCAAATTCATACTTTGCGGATAAAGGAAATATCGCCGCTCACTTTTGTGTCTTGGTTCATCAATCTACTTATGTAAGTACAACCGCATCTGAAACTTTACAGTATTACAACGGAGCAGTTCCCACTCCATCTCCAAGTCCAACCCCAACACCGACACCTACTCCTGAACCTGTCCCAAGCCCTTCTCCTTCAGCAACTCCTGAACCGTCTCCTTCGCCTTCACCGACAATTTCTGATTCGCCCTCTCCAAGTCCAACTCCAACGCCTGAGCCTTCGCCATCTGCCAGCGCAACTCCGACTCCAACAAATTCAAGCGCTCCATCACCCGAGCCGACTCCAACGCCAACACCTTCTCCTGAACCGAGTGAAGCATCACCTTCACCAACAGAAAGTCCAACGCCAAGCCCAAGCCCAACCCCAACAGAAACCACAACGCCTGAGCCATCTCCTAGTCCCTCCACGGTTCCAACACCTCAAGTAACTCCTCAGCCTTCGCCAAGTCCTGAGCCGACTGTCTCCCCGTCACCTCAACCAACGGCGAGTCCTTCACCAACACCGTTGGAACCAACTGCCAGTCCTTCTCCCTCACCTCAACCAACATCGGAACCAACGCCTTCAAGTTCTCCAACCCCTGAACCTTCTCCAACTCCGACTGCTCTACCTGAACCGACCCCGCAACCTTCGCCGTCCACAACTGAACCCACACCTTCGCCATCGCCTACCCCCGAACCTTCTCCAACGCCAACACCTGAACCAACGCCTTCACCATCGCCTACTCCCTCACCGACTCCACAGCCCGAGCCAAGTCCCGAACCAACCCCTGTTCCGAGTCCAACACCATCCCCTGAGCCAACTCCGATTCCCTCTCCGTCTCCTGAACCCACTCCCACTCCGTCCCCTGAACCTGAGCCAAGTCCAAGTCCCGAAGCGACACCTTCTCCCGACCCTGAGCCTTCGCCAACTCCTCAGCCTTCTGAAGAATCTCAAGATGAACCTTCCGAAAACCCAACGGAAATTGACCCGACAAATCCCACACCTGAACCACAACCATCAGAGGAACCTACACCTAAAACTGAACCAGTAAAATAAGAATCCACGCCACCACAAGAAGAATCTGAGACGACAGAACCAATCGACCCTGAAACTCCCGAGACCGAACCGATTGATGAACCTTCTGACGATGTAGAAGAGTCAGAAACAGAACAACAAGAGTCGCAATCAGAAGAGCAAGATAATCCGTCCACCGAACCATTAGAAACCTCCGAAGTTTTAGAAGATGTTTTAGCGGATGGAAAGATTACACCCGCTGATGCTGAAGCGGTAGTTGATTCATTGATGGAAGATGGCAAAGTTACTCAAGCCGAAGCGACTGCCTTGATTGAAACTTTGACTGATAACGGTTCTTTCAACACAGCCGAGAAAGACCTTGTTGTTTCTGTCCTTAATGCTGATGGAAAGATAACTCAAGCCGAGGTGAATAATCTTTCAGAGACTCTTTCTAAAGATGGAAAATTTACTACCGCTGAAAAAGAATTTGTCGCGGATGTACTTATCGAATCAGCAAACGGTGAAGCGGTAACTGTTGAATCTATCGCCGAGGCTGGAATCACATTAGAGGATTTACCTGCCGAGCAACCTGTTGAAGTTCGTCAAGATGAGAACGGCAACGAGGTTGTTATTACAGCCGAAGTCGCTGTCGCTTTAGAACTGCTCACCTCGGCTGGAGATATTGTCTCAGCCATCTTTGAAAGCCCTGCTCAACTTCTCTTCGCTATCGGAAACCTTGGAGCAGACATGTCTCCTCAAGAACGCGAAGAGGCAAGTAAAACAATTATTGCCGCGACAATCGTTGGCAATATCGCTACGACTACAATGGCTACCGCAATCGGTAGTATTGGATATAGGAGACCAAATTGAAAGACTTCTTAAATGACATCATAGGACAAATATGGACAATGCTCGGAATGTTTGTTGCTTGGATTCTTGTTGATGGTGTTGCTAAAAATATCGTGGGTTACGCAATCCTAATTACTTTTGGTGTTTGGGTTGTGACTTATCCTCTTCGCCGAAAGAAAGATTAGCCTCCTCTGATTTTGCGAATGGACTAAAGGCTCCGTTGATTTCATCGAGAGTTAGTTTGCCATCATCAAGATACTCACGGGCTAATCTCTCTGCCACCGATGCGACTGCCAATAGTCCAGCCATTGACAACGAGACCCAAGTTTCAATTCCAACAATGGCACCAGCACCGAGAGTTCCTAGAGCGCCGACAGTAAAGACCGCAACCATGCGCCTTAAAATGTCTTGGAATTTTTTCATGCTCCAAGTCTAGCGGATGTGATTTCTCGCTTTCTTGGAACTCTTGCCTTTTTTGTTTTACTCATCACCCTCACCCGTTTTTCATTAAAGGCGTTTGCCAATTTATCGGCATCGGGCTTTCCGAGATACCTCGTAGTGAATTGAAGTAACACATCGGCGAACTCGGCTCCATGGGATTCTCGTCCCCAAGTTATGTGATGGGCTATCTCATGAAGAACTATAAATTTATTTCGACCAGCCTTAGTCAATCGAATCAACCGAACCAGTTCCCAGTTTCGATGTCTGTATGTGGCATGGTTTCCGCTACCAGCCTCGACCAGTATCTTTGATGGATAAGTGCTGAACTGGAATCTGTATTGTTCAAATAGTTTCTTAGTTTTCTTATGGGATAGAACTTGATTGACGAATTTCTGCGCTTCCTTGATTGTCATGACCTCGCCCGTGTCATAGAACCCTGCGAGCCTCTGAGCATCGTATAGGCGCTGTCTCTGACCGTCCCTAGGTTTTGTACCTGCCATGGGTTTCCTTTCTCTCATCACCCATTATACTAAATGGGGGTTTGGAAATATCCCCAAAGTTGAGCCAGCCCCGCTCAACCCTGACGCGACACGCCACGATTTGACACGGGTTTGAGCGTAGTCACGATTGGCGTTATTAACCCCCGTTTGGTATACTGGAACTGTCTCGAGAGAGGAGATAAAATGAGCAAGTGCGTTAAATGCGGGGTCAAGATAGGAAAGATGGAAGTCTTTCCAAAAGGCGTCTGCTTGAGTTGTTACGCTGTGGAATTCGAAAAAGAGTTTCAGGGCGCGTTGAAGATTGTTAGGAATAACTAACCCCAGTTATGGTATACTGGAGTTGTTCGAGAGGAGAACAAATGAGAAACAAGCCAGTCGTTTCGACTGCGAAGGTTCGCGGTTTGATTAAGAAAAACGGCATTGGATATGTGGACGCTACAAGGCGTAACTATCCATCGATTGCTCACGGGATAAGCGTTTGGCAATTATGTTCAACTGTTTATTTCGCAGTCTACGGTTACCACTACAACGAAGTCGAGCGCCAAGAAATTCTAAAAAAGTTCACAGAGGTTCTTGCTGTTGAAGGATTAGCCGTTAAAGAAAGTGGCGGAAGTTTTCAGATAGTTGGTCAATAACTAACCCCAGTTGTGATACACTCAGATTGTCTTAGAGAGGAGACAAAATGACAAAGCAAGAAGGTCGTCCGTTTAACGAGGATGAACTCATTGACCAAATTGGTCGCATGAATATCTTCGCTATCTCAGGTGGTCGCGTTGGGATTACAAAAAATAACCAAGGCGAGACTGTTGAGGTTGAATTAAAAGTATCAAATGGTTACAGAGTTTCAATCACTTTAGGTTGGGACGATACATGGACAGTAAGCCGTCAGTTCGTTCGTAAGGGCGTTGTATCTGACAAAGGCACTCTTGAAGGTGTCTACTGCGAAAATGTGGGCGAGGTTGCTTACAAAGCATCTTGCTTCAGAAATGTTGAATTCGGAGAGAAGGTGAACGCATGACGCTTGAAGAAGCAAAAAAGATTGTTGGCAACCAGCCAACTTGGGCATTGAAAAATATGGTCAAGGCTCTTAATATGTTGCCATGGCTAAATACAGCAGAGGACGAACTGCGTCTAAAAGCGGCGAAGGAAGTTCTCAAATCAAGAAAGTAAATCTAAGAAAAAAGTTCAAAGATGTAAATGATGTTTTAGAAAACGCAACAGATGAAGAGTTTGCGATTGTCCATCGGCGCCTTGAGCAAAAAAATCTTTATGGCGCTGGATGGTTATTACTTAAAAGGATTGAAGTCAAAGGATATGCCCCACTTTGATTTACTTTTTGTTTTAGTTTATACTGGGGTTTAATATGAGAGGAGAAACAATGGAACACGCTATTTTGGTTCATTCGCCTGAGTATGCGAATTGGGTTTTTGACCCTACGCATCCAACTCAAGGGCGAAGGTTTCTCCATGCTCGTAATCAGTTAATGTTGCGAGCGCAAGAGCGCCGTTTGAATGTCTATGAGATTGAACCCGAGGTTCCCTCTACCGATGACCTTCATTCTGTTCATGATATGGAATATGTCTTTGATGTAACTGTTCGAGGTGAATCTTCAGAATGGAATGGACAACGCCACGACCTAGGCGAGTTAGCCAAGTTGTTTGCTGGCGGGACTTTGACTGCCCTTGATACTTTGATTGATTTCAAAACTAAATTGGCGGTTCACTTCGCGGGTGCCAAGCATCATGCGATGCGTGAGTTCTCGAGCGGTTTCTGTATCTTCAATGATTTTGCTATCGCCGCTACCAAGGCAACTAACGAGTTTGAACAGCGTGTAGCCATCTTTGATTGCGATGCCCACCATGGTGACGGGACTGAGATGTTATTGCGTAGAAATAAAAATGTTATGACCTTCTCGGTTCATGAGTATGGAATTTTTCCAGGCACGGGTTTACTCAGCGATTGGAAGAATCGCGCCTATAACTTCCCGTTAGCATCTAAGTCGGGCGATGATGCTTTGTTATCTGCTACCGAGGCTTTCCTCAAGGCTTGCGATGAATTCCAGCCCACGATGATTTTCGTTGCCTGTGGTGCCGATGGTTTAGCCAATGACCCGCTCTCATCTCTTCAATATACGAAGCAAGGCTATTTCGAATCTATGCGGATGATTAGGGAGCAATACTTCGACCATCCGATTTTGTTAGGTGGGGCAGGTGGATACCAGCCCGATACAGAAACCCCCGACCTATGGGCTACGGTTGCGCTTGGACTCATGGCGGTTCCTACCGAGGTTGTAATACCCTAGGCGTTACGATTGGTGCCATGAATCCACCAAAAAAACTGCTGACCCAAAACAGCGAATTAAAGCCTGACGGAATCTTTAACTGGACTCTTCCCGCCTTTGCTATCAAATTAAGCGATGGCTCTAATTTTAATGTTTGTCCTCAAGCGGGAGCGTGTGCGAGTTTTTGTTATGCGAGGAATGGAACTTATCTCTTTCGTAATGTGCGTGGTCGCCATATCCAAAATCTTGAATATGTAATGAACTATCCCGAGATATGGTTTGAGCAGATGTTGGCTGAAGTACAAAAGCCAAAGATGATTGGTAAGCATATTCGAATTCATGATGCTGGAGATTTCTACTCAGAGGATTATCTAAACCTATGGTTGAGGATTGCTCGAGCAACTCCCGATGTAACTTTCTATTGCTACACAAAGGAAGTCGCATTATTTAAGAAAGTTGTGGAACCTAATTGCCCTGTGAACTTTCGCTATCTTTACAGTATGGGCGGTAAGCAAGACCATCTAATCAACAAAGAGACTGACCGCCATGCTGAAGTCTTTCCCGATGACGCCGCTATTTTGGATGCTGGATACATGAGCCAAGATGCCAGCGATTTACTAGCGATTACTTTACCTAGCAACAAAATCGGCATACCTGCCAATAACATTCGCCACTTCAATAAAAAACTCGCGGGTCGTACCTTTGGAGATGTCCAAGACGAACTCGATGAAAAGCGCAGAGTGAAACTAAGCGGGGCATAATGACCACAATTATCGCCGTTCAATATGATGACAAAGCCGTAATCGGAGCAGACTCACAAACAACTGGAGCCACGGGTCGATTGGCTTCTCATCATCAAATGGTGAAGATAACTCAACGCGGTGACTTTATTGTCGCGGGGTCGGGTGAATGTGCGCCTTGCGATATTGCTCAACATATTTGGGTTCCTCCAGTTCCCACCACAAAGGATTGGAACAACCTTTATCATTTTATGATTTCTAAAGTCGTCCCATCTCTCAAGGCTTGTTTCAAAGAGAATGAATATAAATGGGATGTGGAAGATGATGAGACTAAGTTCGCTTTCCTTATCTTGATTGGTGGAGAGATATTTGAGATAGCCGATGATTTCTCGGTGACCATGGATGGGAAGGGTTATTACGGAGTCGGCTCAGGGTCAGATTTTGCGATAGGCGCACTCAGCGCTGGAGCCACGATAAAAGAGGCTCTAAAGATTGCCTCGGAGAATGATGCCTACACCTCAGCCCCGTTTATTTACCACACTCAACAAAAGCGTTTGAAGGTTGCGCCAAAGCCTAAGAAGTAGTATCCTAACCCCAGTTGTATAACCTTACAACAGGAGAGGAATCTATGGAGAATCAACAAGAACTGATTGACCAAAAGTTCAGTCAGATTGTAAACAAGCCAACAATTAAGATGAAGCGACCACCAGCAAAGTTCCCTGAACTACGCTATCTATGGGGCGTTACTTTGTTAGGTAGTTTTATTCTGATTGTTATTACTTCGGTTATCACCACGGTAATTGAAGCCCTGTAACCCGCACACACAAATAGTGCGGGACTCAAAGTAAGTGCGATTGGGAACGGGAATCACTTGGTAGCAATCAGCCGAGTGGTTCTCGTTTTTCCATATATCGTTCAGGGTCATAAATGGTTATCGCCTTCGCTACTAAATGCGGTTGTAAAGTTTTAGCGTGATGCCCACAGAAAAATAGTTCTCCACTTAAAAAGGTGGCACCTACTTTTGCCTTGGCTCCACATCTGTCGCAACTCTCAAACACCTCAAGAGGCGCTCGAACCATCGCGGTCATTTCTTTGTCTTTGACTCAGGCGGATATTTTTCAATCCGTTGTTTGATTCTTCCGTCCTTGCCAATTCTAACTATCCAACCATCTTTGATTTGGATTGGATTGAATGGGTCGCATCTTTTGAAAGACCCGCTACTCAAGGCGACCTGCGTTTCTATCATTAACAGGACCCCCGACAATCCAAGCCCGACAAGTACGAGCGCTCGCACACTTAAAATCAAAAGCCTCGCAATATCCCAACTCTCCAGCATCGGTGACATCCCAAGCGGTTTCGCGGGTATCGCCTTGGGCTAATCCGCCTTCGATACATTGGAGCATCGCTGAGGTTTGGATAAAGGCGGCGCAATTTCCACACCTTTGTTTCTTCGCTTCCTCGGCGCTAACGCCCCATTCAGACCCTATCTTCTCCCAGTAGGCATCATTAGGCTCGGCTGGATTGAGAGGACCGTACATAGCCGTTTCTATGGCTTTAGCACGGTTCTCAAGGTTGGCTCTTACATCCTGAGTCGCTGTTGGGCATGAAGCCTTCAATAATGCGGAGACTGCTGGAGTAAGAGACATGGGATAAGGGTATCAGGCGAACATCTGTTCGAATTTGTGCGTACATTGTGCGTACAAATTTAGGGTCAAATTTAGCCCTATCTTGGGATGATTTCTAACCCCCGTTGTGTTATACTTAGTGCGTCCGAGAGGAGGACAAGATGGCGATTCAGATTGAAAACAACGAGATATTGGATTTCGTTGAATATGTTCACACTTTCTACAATCCTGAAACTGGTGTTTTCCCAATCAAGGGAGCAACTGTTGAGGCGATTACAAAAGCGGTCAAAACTTATGTCGGAACAATCCACCAGCAAACTACATGGGGTGGCGGAGATAGCGTAGACAGAGAGTTCGTCAGAGACATCATCATTCAAAACGGAGGGGAGATAATCGCGTGAGTACAACAATCGAGAAAGTTAAGGTTCAGCCAAAAGTAGGCGACATCCTTTACTCATCATGGGGCTATGACCAAACCAACATTGAGTTCTTCAAAGTAGTCAAGGTCAGCGAGTTCTCAGTATGGATTCAACAGGTTCGAGCCAAGGTGGTTGAGGTAACTGGATGGGCGCATGAAAATGTCGTGCCAGCCGATTCTTCCGATTATCAGGTGAGGAACTGGGATAATGTCGAAGATGCCTTTGGCAATGTAAACAACTTCATCACTAAGACATATCCAGTAAATCGTCACAAAATTAAGCACTTCGATTGGAAGGATGAGGAAAGTTACTATGTAACTTTGAACTCTTTCTCCCATGCTTCCCTATGGGATGGCAAGCCAAAAGGTCAGAGTCACACACATTGATTATTAACCCCAGTTGTGATAAACTGGGGTTGTTCTTAGAGAGGAGAACAAGATGGCTCAGAAAGCAATCAAGAAGATAGGTCACTATCGCCTTTACAAAGTCGAGGGCTATGGTCATTACGAAATCTACTCAGGCACAAAAACAAAAGGTGTTCATGTAGAAAACATCGCTCATGTCGAAAACTTCGAATGGGCTGTGGCAGAAATCAATGCTCAGTTTGAAAGAGAAATCAAAGCCGAGTTTGGAATTGGGGTGAGCAACTAATGGCTCTTACATTTGAAATCGAATACTTTCGATGGATTTGCGATTGTGGCAAACGCGGTAAGTTCTTGATTTTCAACAAGGCTTGCCAAGCATCCGATAGACACATCAAAGAACACGAAAGAAAACTTGAGTGGGGCTTTTCAACTAACTTATCACGGGAGGTTCAATAATGGGGTGGGATGTAACTCAGGTCGGTAGCAATATCACCACTAAGAAGTTTATTAACTGGTATCTCAAAACTACCTATGATGGTGTTTACGAGCCAGTTAAAATCTTCGAGGGTAAGAATGAATATGGGCAAAAGGCTTTCTATGTAGCCCTAAAGAAACTCGAGGATAACTCAATCTTCGCCTGTGTCATTTTGACCAAGCGTAAGAATGGACAAATCGCTGTAAAGGTTTTAGGAGAATCTGAAGAGCCTTTGTACTACGAGGCTCCTAAATCGTTTATAGATGTTCTAACTCCAGCATCCACTTATGGCGGTGCTTGGTGGAGAAATCGTTGCTTAGAAAAATACTTAGAAAAGGAGAGTGCTTAAATGGGGTACACACATTACTGGAAATTCAACGAGGAACCATCGGCTGAAAAGTTCGTTGAGTTCGTTGAAGGGGTCAAGCAGATAACTGCCACGGCTGACGAAGCGGGAATCCCAATAGGTGAGGAAAAGTACGAATCCAATTATGTAAGTTTCAACGGCGTAGGACTTGGAGCGCATGAGACTTTCTATATCGGACTTCCTGTTGGCGATGAGAGATATGATGACGGATTCTGTAAGACAGGCGAAAAGCCTTACGACACAGCGGTGACCGCATCCTTAATCCTTGCTAAGAAAATCTTTGGCAAGGCAATCAGTATCCGAAGCGATGGCAACTGGTCTGATTGGGAGGGTGGGCAACTGCTCTATGAATCAGTATTTAATATCCAACCCGAGAATGTTTTGGTAAGTCGGTGATTGAGTGGTTAGCACTTACCCTTAGCATTATTGCTTTAGGTGTTTCGATTAAGGCTTATCTAAACTCGGGCTGGATTGATATTGACTGGCACTCGAAGGATGGGGAATAACTACAAAGTTCCCCACTCGTTTGATTGCGTGAATGAGATAGGCGCGATGCTTTGAATGACTGAGCGGTTTTCATAAAGCGCTAAAAGTATTGCCTCAGCACGGTCAGGAGAAGCAACTCCTCGTTTCTTCATGTCTATCTTTGATTCAATAACAACTCGACCCGATGCGTCCGATGTATATGTTGGACCTGCCATTTGAGATAGCACGAACCTATCTACATTTAATCTAATTTCTTGTTTACCATCTTTAGGCTGTATCAACTGCCGAGCGTTCCACCACATTTCCGCTCTTTGATTTTTGAACTTGGCTTGGTCTTTAGGCTTCTCTGCGACATTGACCCCGATGATGTCAGCGGGTAGCGAGCGCTCTTTACACCATCTATCCAGCATAGAGACAACACCCCAACCTAATCCGATGGTATCGACTTTGACTCTAACTCTGTCTCTCACTTCTCTATCTTGATGAATCTTGATACAGGCTTCAACCTCTCGCATAACTACACCCGCTACATCAACTGCGTTAGCATTTTGCTTACCCGATGAGCGATGAACGATGCTAACTGCTCCACCATCTAATCGAGCGATAACGAATTCATCTCCACCATCTGAGGCAATATCAACTCCTAGTTTAATTATCTTAGATTGAATAGGCTCATCATTTTCTGTTGCTAACTCAGCCCAAGCAAAAGGAATTACCTTGCCTGTACTTGACTTAGGGAACTGAGCCATTACACGGGCTTCAACGAATGGAGAATCCTCACCGAATTCAGAGATGACATCAGCGACCCAAGTTTCATCAACTAGGTGCGTTTTAACTTCGTGGGCTTCTATGTAGTCAGGGCAAGAGCGACATCTACCAGTTGGCTCACCCGTGAAGTTTGGTGTGTCATAGGCGCTAATTGGAATGATGCTGTAAAGCGGACTCGAACAGATTCTTTCGAACCATGTTTGCTCTGTATCTGTCGGAGGATTACCAAGGACAAGTAGTTTTGTATTGCCACCCGTCATCAGAGATTCCAGCGCTCCACCGATTGTGTCAGATAAACCTCCAGCCTCATCAACTACTACGAGCAAGTTAGGTGCGTGAATACCCTGTACCGCTGTTTCATCGTGAGCGCTTGGACTAAATCCATATCCAACTACGGTGCCGTTAATTTTCCATTGAACTGTATCGGCTTCCCCAGGAAGATTATGTTTAGCATGAACTCTTCTAATATGCGGCCACATAATGTTTCGAACTTGTCGATGTGTAGTTGCTGTTGTAATTGCTACCGCTGTACCCGCGGGATGTGTAGACAACCACCAAGCAACTGCTCTCGCGGCGAGGTGAGATTTCCCAGGCGCGTGACAAGCGGGAACTACTGTTCTTTTATTTAATGTTAATGAAGTGAGAATCTCTTTCTGTTTACTCCATAAGGTTTCGCCTAGCCCTTGCTCAACAAAACCAACTGGGTCGTTTTGCCATCTAGCCCAAGGGTTATCTAACTCAGCATCAAGGATGACCAACAAGGCATGACGCTCATCAGGTGTAAGCATTGCGAGCAACTCAGCCTGTTTGTTTGAATCGCTTTCGAGGAACTTGTCGAGAAGTCTCTCGGTCATAAGTTAAGCGCTTTTCGATTTACGGGACTCTAGGACTTTGGCTATCTTCTCTTGAAGTTCTCCCATGGTGACTGTAACTCTAACCTCTGACACCGAATGGCTCAAAACTTCTTGCTTATCAACTCGACCAAAATCTTCAGGTACTTGACGCTCAAGCCACCAAGCCGAGGCTTTCCAATCTCCTTGACTCGCCGCACTTGATACAACCGCTACCTTTTTAGCGATTGCTTCCGCTCGCGCCCGTGTGAGAGACTCCAAAAAATCCAAATATATTTTCTCTTCAGGTTTAATTTTGGCATCAGGAATCGTTGCCAACCTGTCTCGCTCAACCATTCCACGGCTCATCCAGTTATAGAAACTGGACTCAGCGATGTTTACCATGGCTACCGCTTTGTTTACTGGCATACCAAGGACAATGAGGTTGATTAACTCCTCGCGTTTAATATCATCAAGGAGAACTGTTGTTCCTTTAGGTCGCCCCTTTGGTTTAGCAGGTTGCTTCTTTGCTACTACTGTCGCCACTAGAACTCCACCCCTAAATACCAAAACCCTAAGTCCATATCTAAACCGTACTTGCTCACATTAAAGCCAATACCGAATCCACTCTTGCGTCCACAAGCGAACCAATACTTACCTATCTTTTTCTCCATAGGTTTATTCTACCCTCTTAGCAACTAGAACAATAGTTATACGCTCGAATGTTATTAACACCAGTTTGGAACTCTTTACCGCAATGGTAACAACTGACAGGCTTTGTTTCAGGCTTGCTCTCTAGTTTGGTTATCTCTAACCCGAATAGTTTCATTATTGCTCCTCGGTTGTACACGCTTCAACTGGGATAAATAATAACTCAGCAATGTCTTTCCATCCATTTATCGTGTTTGCCCATTCATTTAAGTCCTCACTATGAACTCTCATATTGTGGTCACCGACT